TCTTATCATACCAGGCTATTGGTATTCCTATATCTAATGTTTTCAAATATTCTGATTTATACAAGTATAATAATTCGTAACTTAGAAAAGTTGGGTTGTTAAATTTGGGTAATTGGTCTAAGAAATGTCTGGTTGTAGATTCTTCTCTTATCCTATTTTGTTGATTCCTTAGTATGTTTTGATCCCTTCCTATGACTAAGACTTTGGTATCTATACCCAAGTCCTTTGCATTTGTGCAAAACTGCACCACGTTTGGACACCATTTTGTCCCTTTACTTTCTATGCCAAGCGGGATACTAATCGAAGTAAAATAATATTGACTCTGCGACCAGTCGAATTTATGCAGTGTTTCTGGATTTTTCCAATATTCTGCAAAGGGTTCGCTAAAACGATGTGCTTCCCAATAATTGTCAAGCAACGTTTTCCAACCGAAAACATCTTGGTGGAGTGATAAGATCTTTGACCATAGGTGGTTGCCCGACCCTTGAGGTCCCGTGAGCACGACAAGTGTTCTCTTCATACATAATATTCCCTACAGACTAATTATAACATAAATATCCTTGACTGTATATACAGTCAGATTTTAGGTATATACCAAATGTAACTGATGGCATCTCCTGTAATAAAAATTAAGCGTTCTGCCGTACAGAACAACGCTCCTACCGCAGCACAATTAGAACTAGGTGAATTAGCTCTAAACACGTATGACGGTAAACTCTTCACAGAAATCAATGATGGCACCACATCAATAGTAGAGATAGGTGGGCATCTAAAGCATTTAGCAGCGACTGGAATATCAACATTTGGATCAGATAAGGTAGTAGTAGGTGCAGCACAGACTCAGTTTTTAGTAAGAGGTAATGCGAGGGTCGTTGGTGTTATGACCGTTGGAAGCGGTAGTGTAACACTCAATGATGATAGTGTAAATGTTGGAGCAGGTACAACAATTGTTGCCACTGGATTTCAAGTAGGTGGTAATGGTGTTTTTGTTCACTCAACTGGATATAACGTAGGTAATACATTTGTTCACAATGCAGGTATTACAGGAGCAGGTGCAAACTTATCTGGAATTGTAACTTCTGTAGGATTAGATATCAATGGAAATATAAGTGTCTCTGGAACGGTAGATGGTCGTGACATAGCAACTGATGGTTCTAAATTAGATGGAATAGAATCTGGAGCTACTGCTGATCAAAGTAACGCAGAAATAAGAGCAGCAGTAGAAGCTGCATCTGATAGTAATGTCTTTACAGATGCTGACCATAGCAAACTAAACGCTATAGAAGCTAGTGCTACTGCTGACCAAACTGCTGCAGAAATAAGAACACTTGTAGAAAGTGCTAGTGATTCCAACGTATTCACTGATGCTGACCATAGCAAACTAAACGCTATAGAAGCTAGTGCTACTGCAGATCAAACAGCAGCAGAAATCAAGACTTTACTCAATAGTAATGGTCTTGTTAATGCTCAAATAGATGCAAGTGCAGCAATAGATGGAACTAAGATTTCTCCTGACTTTGGAAGCCAAGAAATAACGACTACAGGTGATATTACGGGAGCAGGGGCAAATTTAAGTGATAAGTTATTAATAGGAACCACGACTGAAGGTCTTGGTACATATGCGGAGACACTTACACTTGCAGGGTCTACACATTGTGGAATGACTATTCGTTCTGCCACTAATGGTGTTGGAAGTATATATTTCTCTGATGCAACTTCTGGATCTGGTGAATATGTTGGTGCTATTGATTATACTCATAGTGATGATACTATGAAATTATATGCAGGTGTTTCAGAAAGGCTTCGCATAAATTCAGGTGGAATACAGGTAACAGGAAATATCACAGTTTCAGGTACAGTTGATGGAAGAGATGTAGCAACAGATGGAACAAAGTTAGACGGAATTGAAGCTAGTGCTACTGCAGATCAAACAGCAGCAGAAATAAAAACACTACTTAATAGTGATGGTATTGTTAATGCACAAGTTGACGCAAGTGCAGCGATAGCTGGAACAAAGATTTCTCCTGATTTCGGTAGTCAAAATATAGTTACGACTGGAAATATCAATGCAAGTCAACATATAAGCACACCTGCGACTGGAAGCACCTTTGGTAGATTAACTATCTCCAATGCTAACCCTATTCTTTACTTAACAGATACGAATAATGATTCTGATTATTCTGTAAGAGGTGCTAGTGGTAATTTAACATTCCGTGATGAGACAAATGGAGCAACTAGACTTCAAATAAATTCCTCTGGAACAGTTGATATATCTGGAAACTTAGATGTTGGTGCTGGTATTGATGTAACAGGGAATATCACAGTTTCAGGGACAGTTGATGGAAGAGATGTAGCAACAGATGGAACAAAGTTAGACGGAATTGAAGCCAGTGCAGACGTAACTGACGCAACAAACGTTAATGCTGCTGGTGCTGTCATGAATAGTGACTCAACCACAGCAAGTATGAGTTTTGTTGTAGATGAAGATAATATGTCATCTGATAGTTCTACAAAGGTACCAACACAGCAGTCAGTCAAAGCATATGTAGATTCTGAGGTTAGTGGTCTGGTTGATTCTGCACCAGGTGCGTTGAATACACTCAATGAACTCGCAGCAGCACTTGGAGATGACGCTAACTTTTCGACAACTGTTACAAACTCTATAGCAACAAAACTTCCTCTCGGTGGAGGAACAATGACTGGCAATATTGTCATGTCTGGTTCTCAAACTGTTGATGGAAGAGACTTATCTGTAGATGGTGCAAAATTAGATGCCATAGAGAGTAGTGCCACCGCAGATCAGACAGCAGCAGAAATACGTACCTTAGTTGAAAGTGCTAGTGACAGTAACGTGTTTACTGATGCAGACCACTCAAAACTTAATGCAATTGAAGCGTCAGCGACTGCCGATCAGACAGCATCAGAAATCTTGACACTTATCAAGACTGTTGATGGTGCAGGTTCTGGATTAGATGCAGATACTTTAGATGGTGTTAGTTCAGGATCATTTGTAAGATCAGACGCTACTGATACAGTGTCAGGTGCACTTACATTTACAAATGACACTACATTTACTGGAGGTATTGATGTAGACGGTCACACTGAGGTAGATAATCTAAAATCAGTTGGTATCGCTACATTTTCTAATAATGCTATACATGCAAACATATATTCAACTGGTATATCAACGATATCTGGATTCAGATTCCCTACATCCGACGGGGATGAAGACCAAGCTCTTGTCACGGATGGATCGGGTTCTCTCTCATTCAAGACTCTATCAGGTGGTGGAGGTGGTGCTACAGGTGCTGCTACAACAATTTCAGCAGGTATAACCACTGCAACTCAAGGACAAACAGCCTTCAGCACTCCCCATCCACATAATGATGGCACAAGCACATATAGTTGCCAAGTCTTTGTGAATGGTATAAAGCAAAGACCACAAGGTGCTAGTTCAACAAAAGACTATACAACATCAAGTAATTCTACAATTACATTTGTAGAGGGATTGTCTGTAGGTGCTGAAGTCGTTTCCGTGGTTTACTTCGGTCATACGATTGATGAGGAATACTTCACAGCGACACAGGGTCAAGTACTATTTCCTCTTTCGGGAAGTTTGTCAGCCCAGAAAAACTTCAGAGTATATGTCAATGGTGTAAAACAAAGAGTTGGATCTGATTTTGGTGTTGCTGCTCCTGTAACCTTAGTACAAGCCTGTGCAGAGGGTGCACATGTAGAAATAGTTTGTGATAATGCAGAAGATGCTTTCGTTGCTACAGATCAACAAACAAACTTTACTCCTACCTCAACTGATATAAGTGAGGACAATATGCAAGTATATGTCAATGGTGTTCAATTATTCAAGGGACTTGATTATACAATAGGAAGTCCATCTGTAACATTCACTGATGCTTCAGGTCTCACGGTAGGTGATGAGGTCGATGTATGTATCAGACGTACTGCATAAATACAAAAAAGTAGATAAAAATGCCAAGTACTAGACAGGAATTAATTGAATATGGCAAAAGGCAGTTGGGGCATCCTGTCTTGGAGATCAACATAGCCGATGAACAAATTGAAGATAATTTAGATGATACTATAATCTTTTATCAAGATCGTCATATGGATGGTGTTGAAAAGATGTATCTAAAGCATAAGATAACTAAAGATTTTACTGATACTATACAAGCAACCAGTTCTCCAACTCGTAAAGAGGCAGCAACTGGTCTTACTACAACCACATCTCCGAGTGTAAACATAACAGGTGTTGGTACTACC